CCAGTTTGGATCGGTTGCGATTTCACCAAAGGGACATACCCACTCAATGATTGCAGTGGACATGATTCGCCGCCGCACGGGTTCAAAGGTGCATTGGATTGGATTGAATGACGGGTCTTCGCGCACCATTACAGCGGAGCGGTTCAACATGACCGCTGCACCGAAGAGCGATTGGAAGCGTGATGGTTTCATTCGTGGCGCAGTGGCAGGTTGGGATAGTGCTGTAGTGATTGACGCTTCGCGTTTCATGCGCGAGTCGAACGGCGAAGTAAGCACCACTGCTCGTAACCTGATGGACAAGGCAGACGAGAAGATGGACAAGGCAACAACGAACCGCGCCCTTACGAATGCATTCATTGATTCGCAGATTGCACAGGGATCGCTTCGCACTGTTGCGAATATTGTTGGCGAATATTTGGCTGTTTAATAGAATAAATGTAAACCCTCACCCCACAAGGGGTTAAGTACAGTATTATTGGACACTAATTGTGAAAAAGCCTGTGATCACAGGCAGATTGTGATATAATAAATCTCGTGAAGAACTCCTCTTTTATCGTTTCGTCTACCCAACACGCCTTTATCGTTGCCGTGCGTCCGTACCTCGCGCAACACGGAATCACTGATGCCAAGACAGGCGGCTTGATTCCATTCGCTGCGTTTACTCTTGCTGCGAAGTCTGCGGGATACTCTGCTGTTCCTGCATGGTGCATGACCGCAGACCGCAAGAGTGGTCGCGGTGTTTACCGTATCGCTGAACTGTTTGCAACCGATTCGCAATTCACCATTACCGAAGTGAAGCGCGGTCGTCCTGCGGGTTCAAAGAACCTTGGCAAGACTGCCAAGACTGTTAAGTCTGTTAAATCCATTAAGTCTACTCTCAAGGAGATTCCTGCAAAGACCCCTACCCTCGCTCCTGTTGTGCAGTCATGCACTGCCGTGGCAATGACCACTGGCATTTCCACTGCTGAACTCGCTCGTGCAATGTCGCACGGTGAAAGTGAAACCTTTACCCCTGCTGCTGATCCCAACTACATTGCGTGGGGTTACCACAATGAAATCAAGAAGGTGATTAAGTCGAAGTCGTTCTGCCCTGTGTTCATCACAGGTATGAGCGGTAACGGCAAGACCACTATGGTGGAGCAGATCTGTGCTGATCTTGATCGTGAATGCGTTCGCGTGAACTTTACCGCTGCAACGGACGAAGACGAACTGCTTGGTGGTTTCCGTCTGATTGCTGGCGAAACGAAGTTCGTGCCTGGTCCCGTGCTTGTTGCAATGGAACGCGGTGCTGTTCTTCTGTTGGATGAAGTGGATCTTGGTGGTCACCTCATCATGTGCTTGCAGTCCGTGCTTGAAGGCAAGGGCAAGTTTATTCCGAAGATCGGCAAGTATGTGCGTCCTGCAAAGGGATTCACGATTGTTGCCACTGCCAATACAAAGGGCAAGGGCAGCGATGACGGTCGATTCGCAGGAACGAACATTCTTAATGAAGCGTTCTTGGATCGCTTCGCGTTCACCTACGAGCAGGACTATGCAGACCCGAAGATCGAGAAGAAGATTCTCGCGAAGTTTGCGGGTTCGGTTGGTGTTGAGGACGATGCATTCGTTGAGAATCTCGTGCAGTGGGCTGATATCATTCGCAAGTCGTTCAAGCAGCAAGTGGTGAGCGAGATCATCACCACGCGCCGCTTGCGTGATATCGTGTTTGCGTACTCTGTGTTCGGCTGCAAGATGACTGCCATTCAGCGTTGCGTTGCGCGGTTCGATGAATCCACGAAGGATTCGTTCACGCAGTTCTACACAAAGATTGATGCGGACGCACAGATGCCGCAGCCTGTTGATGCTCCTGCTGCGGACTCCACGAAGTGCCCTTTCTAAACTAAAGGAAATACGCCCATATGTCCACACCACAAAAACATTTCCCCGAAGGAGCCTTTCGTGCACTATACGACCTACCGCTCACTACAGGAATTGATCAAGTACACCGCTGCGGTGTTGCGTTTCCAAACGGATACCAAATCTCTATTGTGTACGGTCGCGCACTGTACAGCCGTGAGGCTGGCACTGAAGAGAACTTCCAAAGCACCTTTGCCCCTGACCAATGGGCAGACCGCGTAGAGGTGGCAATCATTGCACCTGACAGCACATTCGTTACTTTCCAAAACGGCGAACAAGTAAAAGGTTACGCCACTGTTACTGAACTACTCCAAATCGTAAATTGGGTAGCGACACTTCCTCTCACTAAATAAGGATTCACATGACTAATCTCAACACCAACTCGTTTCCCCTGCTCGCCTCGTACACTCCAGGACAGATTGAATTCATTAAGTTCCTGCAAGCAAATCGTTTAACTCTTACCGTGTACGACACCTGCACTGTGAACCGCAAGGATCTTGTGGAACTCCTGAAGAAGTCTGTGTACATTGCTGTTCCCGCATGGATTGCTGCAAAGCGTGAACGCCGTGCAGGACGAGGCAATTATTTCATTCCTGAAATTGCTGCCGACATTACTACGCTCACTGTGAACGCAAACCATCGTGGACGCAAGGCAGGATCACCCAACAAGAAGGGTCGTGCAAGCGCACCCGCTCCCGTTACGCCTCCTGCTCCTGCTCCGCAACTTGTTGCTTCGCTCTAATAAAAGGATTCACTCTCATGGCACTCTCAAATATTACTCAACGCATTCACCACTCGCAGACCCTTGTACTGAAGGGAATCATTGCAGAACAAGAACGCGAGATCTCACGCCTACGCCGCATGATTCTAGGAAAGACCTCTGAGTCACAGATTCGTGAACCCGCACCTCGCGACACCACTCGCGACACCTTGTCGGGAGAGCGTGACTACGGTATAGGGGGTGATGAATGGAGAAACCCCAACACAGGCATTGATGACTGGCGCGATTAAACCAATTGTTCCTGTAACTCAGCAGGATAGAGTAGCCCCCTTCTAAGGGGCAAGTCAGTGGTTCGAATCCACTCAGGAACGCTAAACACTATGCATACCAACTACACAACTATTAAATGTGGATCTGTTCTACTGTGGAAGAGTGGGTGCAATACCCCTACTGCTACACTGTGCCGCAATGCACTCTCCGCTGTTGTATACGGGGACGAGGTTGTGGTAGCCAATACGAACGGCTCCACCACCGTTTACCGTATCACCCCATCACGCACTAGTGCTTACCCTGTTCGCACACTCCACTAAGAGGCTACACCATGTCACTATGCACTCAATACTTTACTGATCTCGAAACCCAATACATTAATTGGAGCGAATTTGAAAGGAGTATTCGCTCTGATGCACCACCTGATGAGGACGATGAACACGAACCGCTTCCCCATGAGGAAGACGAGGACGACTAAATACAAATGCAGCCGCTGGTGATTCGTTCGCCACCCGCTACAAGTGCCCACTCTCGCTACGCGGGGGTGGGTTTTTTTATATCTGCGCTTTCGCTCACGCGCTCACGCCTCAAAAAACAGTGTATGGCGAATTGTGGTGGGGCTTTACAGGTGCGTTAGCCGCTTTCAACCCAACCGCCCTCCAACCTTTTTAAATAATCGCGGTGGGTATCTCCGCCCCGTTGCCTTTTTAAATATTCGCAGTGGACTACAGTAGTTCTTTGAGTGTGTGCTGCGTAGTAAAACACTTACGGGTGGAAACGCCGAACGCTGTCCCCCTATGCCGAAAAAAAAAATCGGGGCGGGTAAAAAATTTGAGCGTAGGGTGTGCAGTACGGGAACGAAAAGAGGGAGCCTGTATGTTGGCTCCCTCCTTTCCAAATATACCCAACTATCAGATTATGAAGATAATGGTATCAAAGTCTGACTAACAGTCATAGCGGTTCCTCTACCTGGTTTAATGGTAACGGCATCACTCTGAGTAATCACCTTAATGGCATTAGTTCCCGTAAACAGTGAGGGAAGAGACATATCCAGAACGGAAGATCCGTTCAGTTGCAAGTTACTAATATCCACAGTTGCATTTGTTGGAATAGTAGACGAGAACTGAATGGTTCCTTCATTCATATAGCAATTGGTAGCAGTAAAGTTTCCGTCCAAAGTAAGCACCGAAGGCTGAACCCCTGTATTGAAATACGCGTTGGTAATGGTTGTACTCTGCTTTGTTCCTGCGGAGAGTGGGAATCCCACACGAACCGTTGGAGTCAGAGACTCAGTAGAAGCCTTACTAGGCGGAGTAAATGTAAACGAACCGTTGACGAGTACAATACCACCACTGTTTCCTCCTGATGCGCCGTCTGGTTGTACACAGGCAAAACCACTACTTGCCTGAACATCTCCGTGAACAGTAATATCTCCGTGCATCTGTTCAATATTTTTAATACCAAAATATCGAGCAGAGGAGTCCTTATCAAAATACAAGGAATTCACATCAAACTGAGTGCTTGTAGTGTTTCCAAAGCCGCCGTTTCCACCATTGTAGAAATACCCGTAACTTGGTTCCAAGATTAAAGCATTAACCTTTGTGCCAATACAAGTCAAATCAAGACCGCGAACAAAGTGTTGCAGGTAAATTCTGTTCCAATTACCGTACAGTTCTGTGGCTCCGTGTTTGTACGGCTGACCTAATTCGGTTGGAACTCCCGAAGACCATCCGTTAGCAATAGCACTATCGGAATTTATACCTACCCCGTATGCAAACGATTGAGGATAGTTCATCAGTCCGTACCGATTGGTTGAACCGTCCCCCAGGGTTCCCGATGTCAATCCTGCTGTAACGCCCGTCATAACAACGGTTGTATTAAATCTAGAACCATCGTTAACTGGTCCTATGACTCTCAGGGTGTAGTGTGATTGAGCAGCATACGAAATACCAGAAGTGGTTCCAAGCGTTGGACCAGTAAGATATAAAGCATTTGTCCAAACTGTTGCTGCTTCGCCTTCTTCGCCAGTACGAATCCATTCGCCGCGAGTGCCCACGGGTTCAGCCCTGTGGAATTCTAGAGCGCGAGTCATTTCAGTTAGTACTGAACTACTCACCTCTCCACCTAGTTTTCCAAACGGATACGATGGCTGAACGAATATCTGTATGAACGAATATTTTTCAGCAGTCGTGCCACCAGCAGTTGTTCCCGCCCAAGCCTTGGGGGTGCCTTCGGTGGTTACACCACCAAACAAACACGGTGAGTGTACTTGGTGTGGTGCTGGTGAGTATTGAGAAACAGCAGACGGTCCTCTTCCAAAATATACAACATCTCCACCAAACGGTGTGCGAGTGGCTGCAATGAGTTTAGCGGCAGTTCCTCCCGAACCTCCTGTTGCAATTTTCAAAGTTTTCCAGTTGCCAACAACATCCCAACAAAACGAATTAATAGATGCGGCTGTTGATCCTACCCAATAGTATGTTAGTGCTGCCATAAGTGCTTTTCCTTCTGTGAAAAGTTTATCCAATAGTTCCGAGTTTAATTAATGAATACGCCAATATTTAGTAGTCCGTATATTTGCTGAATATATTTTTTCTAAATCGGGCTTGCCCCCGATTGCAGTACCCCGCACACCGTGATACAATAGGGGCATGACATCGCCCCACATAGTTGGAGTACGCGCCCTGTTGGTGCCGCAAGACATTCGATACCAAATGCACGGCGTGGTGCTGCCTGAACTGCACAAGACCCTTCCCGCCATGTACGCTCTCATTGGCTGCTCCTTCGTGGAGCGGGTGTCCTGCCTCCTGCTGCCCATGAGCCGCCTGTGGGTGGACGAGGAAGGCGGCTTGCAGCAGATGGAGTTTGGAGGCAAACGCTCACCCCTCTTGAATGTACGAGCCTCTATTCTTGCAGGACAGCCCATACGGGGAAATGTAATTGTGTGCGGTGAAGACATTAACGGCACAATGCGAAATTTAGAAATTAAAAAAGAGGACGAAGTTTTGGATATTATTCAACTAAGCGCAGAAGAACTTGTTTTTGAACGCATCGCAGGAGAAAAGACTCGTGGCTAATTTAGTAATCTTTGTGGCTCTTATGGGTACCCTTGTTATTGGGCTTGCACTACTTTCAGTTGCGTTTGCCGTTGTGGTGGGAATTGCTGTACGCGCATTCCGAGGAAACGCATGAGCGCGTGTACCTACTTTATTGGTTGTCCCCATTTTGGTCACGAAGCCATGTACCGCTTTCTTCGTGCGGACGGCACACGGGTTCGTCCGTGGGCTTCGGCAGCAGAGGGTGATGCGATAATGGCGGCAAAGTGGAACAACACCGTTTCCAAGGGGGACAAGGTGTATGTGATGGGTGATGTGGCGTTCACACCAAAAGATTTAAAAATCCTTGGGTACTTGAACGGCACAAAGATTCTAATCAAAGGCAACCACGACACTCTGCAACTCTCGCAGTACGCAAAATATTTTAAAGATGTTCGTGCGTACCACAAATTGGATAATGAAATTCTTTCGCATATTCCAATTCATCCCGTGTCCCTTTGGAGAGCAAAACGGAATGCTTCTTGGCTAAATATTCACGCACATCTTCACGCCGAAGAAGTAATGCTTGCCCAAGGGGTAACCGATCTACGATATTTCTCTTGCTGTGTGGAGAGAATCGGGTACACTCCTATTAGTATTGACGAGATCAGAAACCGCGTTGCGGCACTTCACTTAAAGGAAACATTATGAAAACTTTGATCGCAACTTTTGCTATTACCACTTCCGCATCCGCTGGCATTCTCACCTTTGACAATTTGCCTTCCACTTATCGTTCAAGTACTGGCAACGGGGAGCAGTTAACTAATTCTGTTGATGGATTCACCTTTACTTCTACTACAATTGTTGGAGTTTCTCAGAATAATTGGTATTACTATAATGCCAAAAACCCGCACATTACCAACAACGGCAGTAATGCTTATGCTATTGGTGTGCGTGGAACTACTGCAATGTACAGCGGGTATTATGATAACTTTAGTTTGAGTGTTCCCAATGCAACTTACAATATCTCCCGTACCGATGGAAGCCTGTGGAAGTTTAATCAGGCTGTGTTCACCTCGGTTTGGGCACCAGGAAATATTCATTTGATGGGTTACCGAAATGGTGTGCAGGTTTTAGATATCATGCAAGACATTAGTAACACGCAGCAAACAATGGTGAGCAATAGTTCTTATCCTGACCCTATTAATTGGATTGACACTCTGAAGATTACTAATACTGTAGCAATTACTCCTCTAAGGCATTTCGTCATGGATGATATGTACTACACTCTTCCTGCCCCAAGCGTCTTGGCAATCATTGGGCTTGCTGTCTGTGGAACTAGTAATCGCCGTAGAAAGGATTCCAATGGCTGATATATTTGTCGGAGACAATGATCATGGTGATGCAGTTCCACCTACTGATGTTCTATTGCAAACGATTAAACTACTCCGCGAGGATGTTGTGCAACTTGCCTATGAACTCAACGAACTCCAAGCGTTACATAAACACAATGAATCTGTAGCAAAGAGTTACGAAAAGATTGCCACCAAATATCATGCGACTCTTGAGAAGTTAGCACAGGACGAGAACGCCAATGAGAATTAAGCCACCCACACTCGGAGAAAAGATTGCCATGACACTAACAAACGACAACGCTCCAATTAATGACGCATCCACTCTTGTGGCTCGTCTTGAGGAACACTCAGACTTTGCCAATAAAGTAATGCGGGATCTCCTGCGTGAAGCATCAGATCGAATTCAGCAATTGGAAAAGTCTACTACCCCTGCCGTCTAAATATGTGCTAGAGGGCTAATATGAAATTTAATTCCACCAAATATAAAAATATAGGCGAAGCGTGTTGGAAAGGCTACACAGCCAAAGGCACAAAACTCAAAGGCGGTCGGCGAGTTCCCAACTGTGTGCCTGTGCAAGAAGCCTCTCCTGCGTGGCAGCGCAAGGCAGGAAAGAATCCTGAAGGCGGCTTGAACGCGGCAGGGGTGGCTTCGTATCGCCGTGCCAATCCAGGCTCCAAACTACAGACCGCAGTAACAACTCCTCCATCCAAACTAGAACCAGGCTCCAAGGCAGCAAAACGCCGAAAGTCGTTCTGTGCGCGTATGGGGGGTATGCCTGGTCCAATGAAGGATGAAAACGGAAAACCCACAAGAAAAGCCTTGTCGTTGCGTAAATGGAATTGTTGAATTTGGTACATAGAAGACTATGGCAATACTAAAAAACTACAATCCCACCGTTCACGACATTCATACTTACGCACCCGAAGCAACACTCACACCACTTGTTGGTGGTGAGCAGAGGGGATTCAACCCTTCTTGTCAGGGAGCAGCAGTTGATTGGTCGGGAGTCTCTCTGCGTCCTCGTGCATTTGCACGAGAGTACTCTAAATTACTAAGAGGCAATCTTACCACTCCATATGTTGCGGAGAACATAAATTTTTGGAACACCAGCAATCCTGCTGCTGTTCTTATCTCTCCTAAACACGCACTCATCTGCGAACACTATCGTGGCGCAGGGCGACCTGTTGGCGAAAATGAAGTCTATACATTCTTAGGAAAATCAGGAACTCGGCATTCGCGAAGAGTTATAAAGGTAACTTTTGCAATTGCTCCTGACCACACTCTATTAGAGTTTGAATCGGCATTCCCTGCGGATGTTTGCGTTTACGATCATATCGCCGATGCGCGATATATTCCACTCAAACACCCTGTGTGGGTACACGACTGTCAAGGCAGGGCATACAAAATGTCAATGGACAAATCCTTTGTGAGCAATGCTGATGTGTGCAGCGGGTTTGGTGTTATGCCAATCATGGACGGTGTTAATGACGGCGCACAGGCTGGCGGATGGGTGGTTATTTGGGGTGGTGATAGCGGCAGTCCTGCATTCGTTATTGATGAAGCAGGACATACTGTATTCGTTGGGCTAATGAACGGCGGGATGCAGGTAAACGCTCCTGAGATTCGTGCAATTAATTCCGAACTCAAACCACACGGTTATACAGTAACTCATGTGAAATTGTCTTCTAAGATTGAAGACTTGAATGATGACGGTAAAGTTGATGGTGCAGACTTGGCAGCACTGCTTGGTGCATGGGGTAATGGAAACATCTTCATGGATCTCAATGGAGACGGCAAAGTAGATGGATCCGATCTTGCTCAACTGCAAGCAGCATGGGGTGCGTACACAATGTCTCGAAATGTTCCCGTACCAATCCCTGTTGTGGCACCACCAATATCACCAATAAATAAAAGTGGAAGAGGACAAAATAGAAGAGGATGAAAGATATATAATAGTGTCATCGGGGCGGTGGCGTGACAGTGCGAACTATTACGCTACTCATGCGTTGCGGGAACTTCGCTACCTGTTGACCTTCAGAGACTAGGGGGGGAAGCCGAAAGGCTTCCTCCTCACTTTGAAATAATCGTTCCAAAGAATTCAATCTGAATACTTAAAACCACCTAGGGGTCTATCTGACCACTAGATAATGCACCCCCTCAATTCCGAGGGATTTTTGAAAGGAGCGTCTGATGAAGACACTACTCACAAGTTTGGCACTGGGAGCCTCAGTCACAGGAACCGCGTTTGCACAGGCTACACCGCCTGTAGCGGCTTCCCCAACGGCTGTACCGCTCGTAGACGCACTCACGCTAAAGGAAACCTTTAGCCTGTTTGCAAAGGACGGCAGCAACAGCAGTGTTGCGGCTCTTGACTCCACGATTGGCGTGAAGGCAATTGGTTTGGATTGGCATATTACTGTGCCAGCGTATGTTTCCGATTCGTCGGGTTACGGCGGTCTTGATGTTGGTACTTCGTGGACTGCGCTTAACGCAGTTGATTTCATTGGCTCCAAGACATCACTTGCCATCCAAGGTGGTTTGTGGATGCCTATTGGATCTGCCAATTACGAAACCACGAATCTTGATCCGCATCTCGGTCTGCTAGTTGGATTTGATTGGGGCAAGTTTAATCTTGCACAGTCTGCTGATTGGCGTTTCGTTGGTGGCTCATATTACGATCCGTATTTGGATCGCGTGAGCGATGATGTTGCTACTCTCGTTACTAATTTTGATTATGTGCTTTCGGAAACTCTTTCCGTTGGTGTAGACCTGACACAGAAGTATGTGTGTTCGGTTGGTGATGGAGTGGTTCTGCTCGGTCCATCGGTCGAGTGGAAGGCTGCATCGAATGTTACTGTTGGCGCAGGAATCGGTTTTCCTGTTTGGCAGCAACTCGCAGTTGAGAACAACTGTGTTGCTAATGCCGCCGTTTCTTTCAAGTTCTGATTTTTAATTCCAAAAGGATTTACTACTATGGCTACTACTACTGCTACTAAGTCTTGCCCTGTTACTGGTTGCTTCTGCTGGAAGAACCCTCTGCACCTTGTTGCTTTCTTTGCTCTGCTTCCGTTTGCCATCAAGGGCGCAGTGTTTCTCTACCATGCGGCAGAGAACGCAGTCGGCACGCTTGTTAAGTAATTAACTAGACAATTAAATAATTGATTCGGAGAAGGAGAGCGGAAACGCTCTCTTTTTCTTTTGTAAAATTGGCAAGTGAAATATACAAAGGCGGTCAAAGGGCTTGTGTAAACATCAGGATGCGGTATACTGTGATACATGAGCCAAACACCTACACCGCATTTTCTGTTCTCAATTGATGGTACTGTATGCACGGGATTCCTCAGTTTCCGCGATGGAGTAATCATTGCCACCGTGGACTGCGCGGGAGTTAATTGGCGCAACAATCTTGCTCAGTGCACCTTTGTGCAGTACCGATCAACACCACAGGGTCGTAAGAAGTGGAATGATTTAATCTCTTATGGTCGTGTAACTGAAAAGGTTTACAGCACAACATATCCAACCGTTGCTTGGCTCGAAACAAAGGATCAACCAAGTGTGAAAACAATATGCTTGGGATTGCTGATGACTTTTTATCACTCTGCAAATTCAAGCACCGATCCACTTGAAACACTTGATATTGCGGATCACCGTATTCTTGCAAGCAGTCATGTAGCCCGTGAAACTATTAATACCCTTTACGCTTTGGAGGCATAATCGTGGCAGATATTTTACAGCGATGGCAACAACAGTTTCCCCTGTGTTTTGAATCACAAGACAAAGACCTGTACGGTGTGTCTTGTGGTGATGGGTGGTATCCAATTATTGAAAGTCTTCTTGGTGGAATTGAAAATCACCTGAAGGCAAAGTACGAAGCAGGATTTCGTCCTGTGGTGGAAAATGGAGAGTTCCCGTTCACCATTCAGTGCATTAAAGAAAAGTTTGGAACCCTTCGCTTCTATGTGAGCGGAGCCGATGACACGGTTTACAGAATGATTGTGGGTGCAGAAACAGCGTCCTCCATTACCTGTGAAGCCTGTGGTGCACCAGGAAAGTTCTCACGGCGAGGCGCGTGGTTCCGAACGATGTGTACGAAATGTTCTACAGAGCACGGTTATGTTTTAGCAGACGAGGAGACGAGTGATGTTGAGTAAAGACGCAGTAAACGAAACGAACCCACAGGAGAGTATTATGAAAACCATTATTGAAAATAAATTGACAGAAGGAATTACTCTGCGCGTCACCTTCACCAAGAAGGACGGCACAGAGCGCGTGATGACTTGCACGAAGAACATGGAAAAGATTCCCGTGGAGCATCACCCAAAGGGAACAGGCAAGCCGCGCACAAGCGATGCGATTGCAGTATTTGATTTGGATAACAATGGTTGGAGATCGTTTTCACCGAGTTCGGTTCTCGCAGTGGAATCCATTTACAATTAAAATAATCATGGTTTGACTGTACCAAAAACAGGCTGAAATACAGGGGATTCTGTCAATAAGTTATCGGACTTTACGGTTCGTGACCATTGACGGAATCCCCTGTTTTTAGTATAATTTCACTATATGGCTACCGCTCCGTCCACTACCGTCTTCTCACCGTCTCGCACCAAAATGCCGAAAGCATCCACCTACAATATCTACACGCTCAAAGTTTCCACGCCCCCATACGGTCTGTGGATTAATATTCCGTTTCGCACCAAGGGCAGCACCGCTATTCGCGATGAAGCCAAAACTCGCGGAGCGCGTTTTGTTCCTGCTGCAAAGGGCAAAATGAAGTGGTGGCTTCCGCAAAATAAGTTCACTACCGAAACCATTGATTGGTTGAACACGAACCAAATGATTCACGGTGAACGCTTGGCTCCTGTGTTTGATGCCAATGCTTTGCAGTTCAGCGACATCAATACAGCACTGCCGTTTCGCTTGTGGCTTGTTGTTCCGTTTGCCCACAAGGACGGAGTGAAGAACCTTGGTGCAAAGTGGAGCGGCGATTTAAAGAAGTGGTATTTCGATAATCGCACACTCACGCCTGGCATTTTCACCAATATGTTGGCGAATAAATGGGCTTGGTGCTTTAGCGGTACAACCGTTTCAAATCCAGGACAGATTTCAGAAATCAATTTTTCTGCTGAAGACTTGGATAGTAAGCGTACTGCTCCTCTTACTCGCACAGTGGTGCAGCCTACAGCGGCTCCTGCTGCTGATGTTCCGTTTCGGATGCAGTTGTGGTCATTCGAGAAGAATGATCACCTCATCGTCATGTGTACTACACCCGATGGTCGTGTTAATATTAAGTCTTCAGACGAGACTTATGTAAGCAACATCTACACCAAGGAAGAAGCGCGTACCTGTTGGAACTGTATTGTTGCTGACGGTTGGGTACTCACAGTCACACACAAGCAAGGAGAACACGAATGAATGAAGTATTCACTATACGACAGTGGATGTTTACACGAAATCATGAGGAGTTAGTCATCATGAGCACCACCACTTATGATCGTGGAATGATAAGGATTCAGTCTCGTGACCGACACGGAACCATATTAGACGATATGCACACGAAGGTTGAAGCGCGTACCATGTGGTACGCTCTACTCGCTGACGGTTGGTTTCTTAATAAAAAGGAGAAAACTTATGCATAACAAAAAAGATATTGTTGATCGCTTGATGCTCAAGCCACCACTGCATAATTTGACTAGTTGCGAATTAGTCGAAGCAGCAAATGAAATTACGCGGCTCCGCAAGGAACTTGCCGAGATTAAAAATTCAAGGAGAACACATGAAGATTAGAGCAGGAAAGTTCGTCTACGATGCCCTGTGCGAAGGACAACGCCTACGCCCCAAGACATGGGGCAAGAAGGATCGGTGTCCACGCAAGGAGCGAAGACAGGCAAAACGAGAATTACAAAATCACTGAACCCCCTACAAGCCGCCCTATGAGGCGGCTTTTTTCATAGATACTTTGGGAGTTTATCATGCTTAACAGTGAAAGAATCATCGGCATTGATTTGGTGCGTATTGACGGCGACCAAGGAGTCTACGGAATATATCAATCCGTGGATGGAGGAGGTGAGTGGGAGAAACTCACAGAGGCTTCGCGAGTGTATGACCTGTTGGATTACGCAAAGGATAAATTTTCAAACACCACACCAATGGTAATTCCTCAACAGATTCAAAGCATTCTTCGGTATGAAATAATGGAAGAGGCGGCAACGGAAAAGTTAAAGGCAGTACCAAATAAAGTAGAACCAGTACAACCAAAAACAAATACTATATGGTGGAGACGACTCCTTGAACTTGTTTTAAAAAGGAAGTAGCCATGAAGAAAACCGAGAATGAACTCCGCGAAGAACTGCTTAACTCTGCCGCTCTAGCAATTCATTCCTACGAAGAGTACTTGCTTGACAAGGTTGGATGGCGCGAACTTGCCCTTGTAATGGATGCCCTCCGCAAATCCATTACCGCGATAGACAAACACAAACTATCGAAATAATCTATTTTCGTGAAGTATAGATTTTTATATTGAGTGGTTTTTTCCACTCGTATAAGTATCTGTGTGCTGGTTCAATGAATGATAGTATTAAGATATAAGAAACATATATCAGAATACACTCTCAGTACCAGAGGGACACCCAACAGAATTAAATAGACGAAGAAGACCCCGAAGAGGTCACGCTGTCCCCCGATCAAATCAAATATACGAAATGCATCCGTAGGGGTTGCGTTCTCTTTGCGCCTTGCTATAATTAGGGAGTAAGGAGTCAGAGCATGACAGCGTACAGGCTACACATCGACATCGCCATGCCTTTGAGTGAAGCAGAAGCACTCGTGGTTTCCCAAACCGTGATTGCTGCACTTCAATCCCCTCATCTCCTTGAGGAACTTCGGAGCCGCGAAGTTCCCTCTATTAACTACCGTCTTGGTCACGATACGGATCGAGGGAAGAGCAACTACTTCCTGAAGACCCCTAGTGGTCATGTCACCAACAAGAAAAGTCGAGTTGCAATTACCGAGGATACCCATGAAGAAGTCAATTAAGTCTGCTCCAAAGAAGTCTACCAAGAAGTCCACTAAGACCGCTCCATCTACTCTATATGTGAATACTGAACTAGAAGCAATTGCTGTGAGTGTAATGCTGTCGGTTGCATTGGTGATTGCCCTTGTCTCCGCACCTTTGGTTCCTGCAATGTGCATCACAGGACTTGTTGCTGCTTCATTCTTGATTGCATCAATTCATCGTTAAATTTTTTGGGCGGTGGGCGGACGGCTCCGCAGATCCGCTTATATCGGATTCAATCAGGATCGACACCTGAACCGCCTATTTTACTACTTCACCTCCGTCTGATTGCCTACTCACCTTGGACACGCTATGAACGAAAACGAATTCTTAAATTACGAGTCTGATACCGAAACCGATCAAATTGCTTTTATTGACTACGAAGGAATGGGATTGTGGATTTTTGGAATTCATCACGGCGCAAGTGTAAAGCCTGAATTTGAAACTTCCGAGATCGTGGATCGGGATTCCGATCTAAATAAGTTGGTGGGACGAGCAGTTCGTGATTGGGGTGTTGATCCCCGTGAATTGTGGGTTTCACCGTGTGCGCGAGAAATTGCTGTTCTCGCCTTGACAGGAATGAAAATCTAACGGAGCACTACATTATGAGTACACCCAAGAAGCCCATGCAGATCACCCTTACGCTGAATATTAGCGACACGGTGTTTCTAAAGATTGCAAAGTTGGCGCACGACACCAACACCACATTCAATCAACAGATTAATCGTATTGTGCAGGAAGGTATTTCTCGCGTTGGCGAGACTGCTACTGCACCCACTGTGCCTACTACCGTTTCTACTCATACTTTTTGAACGGTACGCCATGCACGGAATCATTTATGGATTTGGAGACGACTACTCACATGGGGGTACGCCATGCACGGGAAAGACGAAGCCGAATTGGAAGCCCTTCGGGACTTGGCGAAAGCCGTTGCTGAATTACGCGGAGGGTTGCCGCCACTTGAACGGTTCAGGCGTGATCGCGGAGGGGCATTGGAATACTCCCCTCACACCCTCTCTCTATTCCGATCCGCTTGGAGAAAATTAAATGTCTGCAAAAAATTTCATACAAGCGAGTAATGAATGTCTAGAAAACACGCAGCAGGAAAAGGCGACTCCTATCGCAAGGTTGATCGCGTGGCTTGGGAGAGTGGGTGGGAAGCCGCCTTTGGCTCCAAAGGATCTGCCCCCAAGCGGAACCGTAATAAACGGAAGAATGGGGGGACGAGAAATCCACCGAAAGATTCTTCTGCGGGTAATGCATAATTTAAGTGAAGAGTACTACGGAGCAGGATGGATTGTAGGACTAGAACACTACCTGTGGCACATGGCTCTGCGGCAGAGTACCGAAGAAGGACAAATTCTTCTGTACTGCGCGGAAACAAGTGGCGGGTGGTGGATGTGGGATGACTCTCAAGGAGGACCGCTGTTTGTTCCTCTTGCTGTGTGGCGCACCGCTTACAATGAAAACGAAATGGCTTTACCAATATGACCGCAGAAAATTCAAAAACTCAGTGGTCGTGGCGCAACCGATACGGTCAAGAGCGCATCACCACAAAAACAGGTGAGAACACTTTTACTGTTGAAGGCGCAAGTGCGTTTATTCGTTCTGCGTGGATGGAAAACGAACCTGGTGTGATTGACTTTGTAGACTTTGAAGGTGGACCGTTTATTTGTGTGCGGTCTTCCATGTGGGAATACGGTGTTACAGGGGAAGACCGTGAGCGGGTTGTAAAGAGTGTGGCTATGTCGGCACTCAATGTAGAACTCGGCGAATTGCGGACAAGTGATTGGACTCGCGTTGAACTCACTGTTGCATAAATAACTTTTGGTATTGTTGATCTCGGAATGAAATCCGTACAAGACGGGGGTTCGAATCCCCCCGACTCCATTAGCCTAATCTAGAGCACCTGTAAAACTACGGGGTCGAAAGGAATAGATTGGCGAAGAGTAAGGATGAAGGAGATACCCGACACGGGTAACAAGTGTCGTAAATAAACCGTTGCAAACCATGATTGCTAACCAATTAGCAATGGCGGCTTAAAGCCGTGGGGACTAGCCCTCCCGCATCTGAAAGGGCTGAAAGGGGAGTCGCAAGGCTCCCTTTTCCATTTATACATACAATACAAGGAGATCGCGCATGAGTTACCTATTCAACGAAGCAATACCATTTGGTGGCACAGGTGGGCAATTTGGCGGCAAGAACAAAGGCGTTCTGCTCACCAATACTACGAGTAGTGGAAATACTGTAGACATTTACACCTACAAGGCTAACGGCACAACACTTTCAAATCGTGTTAGCCTGATGGGCAATGAGTCTAAGATTTTTCAGATTCGTGCATGGGGTATTTCCTGTGGTGCTGGCATCACGGGTGCGCTGCTCTCGTAATTAAATAATTGAGATGGGGTTGCTCCCTTGACACTCTCGCCACACACGCTATACTGTGTGCATGGCAAAGAGAATTCTGTATCACATTAAAGTAGATGCAATACGCGGGTGTCGTATAGCGGCTATTACGCGGGTTTTCCAAACCCGTCACGAGAGTTCGATTCTCTCCTCCCGCATTGTAGGTATGATGTAAATGGAAACATTCCACTTCGTGGATATGCAAGTTCGAATCCTGCTACCTACACCTAATTAAACCGAGTTATATTAGCACTACAGGAAACCGTATATGAGCAAGCGAGAACTAAAGCAAAACATGGATTTGTTTATTACAATTAATCCACACCACCCTGATGAGCCAGCACTCCACATCAGGGGAGTGGACACTCACGAACAGGCAGATACATATAATGTTGATGAGGTGGAAGACCTTATTGACCGACTTCATGTAGTGCTTGGTGAAATGCTTCACAAGCAGAAAATCATGGAGTTAAATAAAACTCCATCGCTTTGGGATTAAATATATTCGCCCATCGCCTTGGTAATTCAGTTGGCAGAATAACGAACTTTTAATTCGTAAGCCGTGGGTTCGAGTCCCACCCAAGGCACAATACACAGGAACCGCACATGGCAAAGAAGACAAAGAAACTCGTCAGTAAACGAATCAAACCAGTGGTTGCCCCCAAGGCTCCCAAGGCTCCCAAGGCTACCCGCAAGCCCTACACGAAGGCTGTGAAGCCCGTAGAAGCCCCTGTAGAAGCCCCTGTGGTTGTGGTTACCACCGAACCCGCTGTACAGACGCTGTTACAGGTAGAGCCAACGGACAAGCCTTTAAATATTACATGGAATTATCCTGTTGAATATACCAAAGTCAGCAAAGACGAACCGCTGGTGGACGAGGTATTGAATTACAGTACTTCAGTAATTTCCAAGGTGAAATCATTCTTTAATAAGTCTGATTATATTACTGATATTCGTGATGCTGCGTTTGCACATCCTCTGATCTTTGGTGTACTGTTTGCTGTTGCACTATTTGCATTCTCTGCACTTGTGTACGCAGTCATTGGTCTGTATTGAAATATTGAGTCAAATCAAATATAGAAATATCAGCACTACCCATTGACAGTACATACTAAGCGTGTTACAATTAGGACATCGAAACGCAGAATGATGTTGGGCTGACATCCGATGCGTAAACTTTCTAAAGCCCACTATTGGAGATTTGCAATGGCTACTAAGACTCTCAGCAATCGTCGTCGTGTTCTCAACTTCCTCGCCGCTGGCAACAGCCTGACTTCCGCTCAGGCTGCTACGAAGTTCGGTGTGAAGAACTTCCGCGCCATGATCAGCGACATTCGTTCGCAGGTCGAAGCGTTTGGTAATTGGGAAGTCGTTAGCACCGTTAAGAACGGCAAGACGATTTACAGCATGGAAGACACCCACGAGGGTGATCGTACCTATGCTTTCAAGCAGGACGGTACGCGCTACATGGTCAATGCCTAATCATTGACTAATTACTTGCCCTTGGGGGTGGCTGCGACCGATTGGCGTAGCCACCCTTTTGGGTTTATATACTCTTTATGAAAGGTTTAGCATGAATAAGTCATCTGTTTTTGTTGCGTATGCGGCTTTGTGCGTTGCAGGTTTTGCAGGTATTGCTTTGCTTGGAGTAACAGGCAAGAGTGATGATGTTCACGCAATCACTGCATTCTTTGCGTTCTATGGATTTCTGTGCACCACTGGTCTTTTCTATGTGACGGCAAAGCAGAAGGCAACCATTGATGCCATGACTGCACGAACCGACTCTATGCACGACACAATGTTCACCTTGAGTGAACAAAATAATGAGGACGCGGTTCGATGTGTTGATGAACTTCGTTCGGATATTGAACGCCGAATTGACGGTTTAGAAAATTTTGAACTGTCTAATATTTGGCGCAGCATTGAGGATTTGCAGAACGCAGATGCTGATGCAAAGTGCGGCTCTAAGAAGTAAATTTTAATATTGCGGTGCAGCGTCAGGGCTGTTGGGGGGTTCGATTCCCCTTCCACCGTTTTTGGTATGGATTGCGGCTTGCCTTACAGGGTGAAACTACGCTAAATAGTGGTTAGACACCCAAAGGAGATCTAGTTACATGAAAAAGTTTACACAATATCTTGATGCCACGGCACTAAATGAATCGCTAAACAACAAAGAGATTACGGAAACTCCACTTGTTGAATCAAAACTGTCTCGTGTTTTCCAATATGTGGAAGACGATAAGCGTGACTTTGGAATTGTGAGCGCATCGCGTGGTGCTAATTCCGCAGAACAAAACAAAGCCAAACACGAAGAACTCAAGAAGGCGATTCGCGCTATGGGTTACGGCTACATTGAACTGCGTGGTGGCTACAAGGGTGACGAAGGTGTTGTTGAAGAACTCAGCATACTTGTTCCCAACATCAAGAAAAATCAAATCCTTTCGCTTGGACGCACATTTGGACAGCACTCTGTGATGTACAAGAACGATCAGGACTTTTACTATATTGGCACAAACGAAGAAGCAGGTATTGGCAAGGTTCTTATGAGGTTTAAGAAGGGTGAAGGACAAGAGAATCTTGAACTTGCAAAGCACAAGGTTGTAGACTTCTTCTCTCAATTAAAGAAGGGCGCACACTCAGACAAGAAGTTTGTTTTCAAGGCGAAAGACGAAACTCCCGCTGAAGGAGGAGAATCTTCTGCTGATCAACACGCTGCATCCACTCACAAAGCAGGTGATGTGTGGAAAACTTCTAGTGGGTTGTGGGGCGGCAAGAATTCACAGGGCGAATACGAATACTTTGATGATCAGCCAGCGGCAAAGAAGTACGCGAAAAACACTAAAAAGGGCTTAAAGATTCAAGAACGCGAAGAGTGGAGTTTTTCAAAGGCTGCATATTTGAGAAGAGGCGAAGACCCCAAGTGGATAACAATTTATGAGGACTTGTCGTAAATCAATTACTAAATAAGTGTGGAGGGCTATATGCCTAAAAACACAAATAATAAAAAAGCATTGAGTAAATCATTGCTAAAGAACGCAATAGAAAAATTGCGTACTGATGCTGTTGATAAGACACGCAGTTCGGTCAAATCAAATAAACAATCATCGTGATTGTGTGTTGACTCCTCCCGTGGTTTTGCTACAATAAGGTCTTGAAAGGAGTTCGTAATGAACTTTAACACTCTGGTTGCTTCGGCGGTTGTCACCCTCTCGCTCACTTCTATTGCTTCGGCTCAGTGGTCTAACAGCGGTGGTGGACTCAATATTGGAATTGGCGGCTCATACGGTAAGTTCAAGGACAAGATTAGTGAGACAGGCGCAAACGGACAAACCGTTAGCCGCACTCGCACCGTTACGAACAACGACTTTCGTTGGGGCGTTGGCATGGGTGGGTACTCCAACACCAACAACTACGGCGGTGGCGGCTATGGCTACGGCGGGGGTGGCTTCTACGGCGGTGGTGGCTACGGTGCACAAGTAATGCCGTACTACGGTGGTGGTTACGGCGCACAAGTAATGCCGTACTACGGTGGTGGCTGTTATCCTGTCGTGGTTCCGTACTCCCCGTTCACTGGCACCTTCGGCAATCCGTGCTATGCTCCACAGGTGTTTGCTCCTGCGGCAGTCTGCCCTCAGTTTATTGTTCGCTAACTAGTTTGGATATTCTAATAATGCCTATCCCGTTTCGCTACCAAAGATCATGGTTGGGTTGACAACCTATTAAAACGCGAGACAAAGCCAAGAAATACTCCGTTAAGTCCAGAAGCACATACGCATACACCCATACGACACTAGTTGGGTTGGCAGGAGAGGAATGCTTGGAGTTTGAAGACTGTTGGGGTTCTTCATGCGGTGTTCAGAGTACCGTGGCACAGCACACTCACTGAAATGGTTTGACGGCTCCATTCAAAAGCCGTCGTTTTTTTTTGGTTCTGTCGTCTAGTCTGGTCTAGGACACCTCCTTTTCACGGAGGCGACACGGGTTCGAATCCCGTCAGAATCATTTTGGGAGAATACTCAAGTGGACAACGAGGCTTGACTGTAAATCAAGCGGCATAGCCTTCGGGGGTTCGAATCCCTCTTCTCCCATTCGCCGCCTTAGCACAGTGGTAGTGCAGTTGATTTGTAATCAACAGGTCATCGGTTCGAATCCGATAGGCGGCTTTGTTAAGACACGGTTCAACTACTCTACAAATGAACATAGGATATGGAAACACTGGCATTTACTCTTTATGGAATCGGAGCAATAGCCTTCACATCAGCGGCTACGCTAAAATTGTACGCACACGCATACGCTCGTGGTTATGAAAACGGCAAGCACTATGGATTTTCTGATGGGTTGAATCACGCTAGGCTGAAAACTGTAAAGCCGCATAATTCATCTCGCAAGCAGATGGTTGCTGCTGTCTGATTAAACCAATAGCAAATCAGCAGTCAAGATTGGTCTGTTCATCACCGATAGAATGTCGGTGTTCAGACCAATTCTATTTTCCGAAACAGTTGTTTCGTTAAGATATACACGAACCCTATTCTGCTTCAGAGTTTCATCGGAAGTAAATTTCACGGTGAATGAGTGGGCGTTAGACGCAGCAGTTCCTGCTCGGTAATTAATTAGTAGAGTTTCACCCGCAAACAGTGCTGCAACAGCAGTCTTTGTTTGCGTGTTTGGTGATGTGATCTCTAGAATATTTGTTCCTGTAGGAATAATTGAAGTGCTGCTGAATTCTGCTGTAGTGTAGTATTCGGTAATTGCACCAAGAGAAATACCTGTAACTACAAGTGGAGATCCTGTGTCTGTACTAGTACGACCAGTTAGTGTGCAGGTTACTGTTCCTAATACAACTCCCTGTTCGGTATCAGGAGAGAAGAACGAGAAGGTTGCGCCTACGCTTGTGGCAGCACCAAAGGAATTCCATTGCTGTACAGCAGCCGCACTATCGTCTGCAAGAGAAATTGTGGTTGAAGCACCAACAGAAACCAATACACGAATGCCTTCAGTCTGTATTGAGTTTGTGTCTCCACCAGCAAGAAACTTACAGTTCTGTAGAGTGCCACCACCAATGGGTGTGTTCTCGCTTTCCCATGAATAAAATTCAGTAATACTTGAGGAGTTTTGTTCTCCTCTAATCAGCACTGCGAGCAGTGAAGATCCTCTAGAATCCCATATATTTAAGAACGGGGTGAGATCAAATTTCACGATTGATCCACTCCACGAACCGATTGGTATTATTTCAGATGCCGCTGGTTCTGCGTCACCGCCTTCAATAGTCCATCCTGTTGCAGCGGCTTCGGATGGCTTGTACCAAGACACAGACGAGTCTATAGTGGTGTCTAGAGGCAGCAGGACGGCTTCTAGAAGCCCTCCTGAAGTTCCTGTGGATCGTGTCAGCGTGAGAGTAGCATTCCCGATTGTATATGGACTACCTGCGGTATAGCCTTCTATAGTACTCACAGCAGCAGAAAAATATTGGCGTGGATTCAGCAGTAGCACTGTTCTAAATTCTTGTGTTTTCGTTCCACCAACCTTCAACATATTTCTAGAACGATACAGTAAGTTGCCGCTGTCCCCACCCGTGTAGTATCCAGAAATTATTTTTGTTGGTTGCTGCACATCACTCAGTTCAATAAACTTGGAACTGAACGAATCAAATGCTTTTATCTTTACTTCTGCTGAAAGATTCGTAATATAGGTATCGCTGTTTCCGTCTGATCCATATACCGTTGCTCTCACGGTCTGTGAATTAGAGTAATTATTGCGATAACTAGAGTTAAGCATAGTGCTCCTATTACGAAGCGTAGAACGAGAAGGTGATTCCTGTTCCCGTGTTGTGCGGTGCAAATCCAACCGAATACGGTGGATAAAATACATTGATCATGTCAATGTTGTCTACTTCAAGGAATAGTTCATCTCCGTGATACATTACATACGAATATGCTCCAGCAGTAAATCCGTATGTTGATGCGTCTGTTACAGAACCAACACACATAAATTCATTTTGTGATGAGTTGGCTCCTGTGGCAATACGCGAAACCTTGATACGAACACCCGTTGCACAGGTAAATCCTGCGTTAGAGTTGTATTCGGTTAGGTTCTTTGCCACATATCCTGCAACATTTGTACGAGCCATGAACAACGGCTGTGTTGCGTTAGAATCAATTGCCACACTAACTGAACCACTTGATACAGTATTTGCAAGAGTCTGCAACTGTGTGTTTACAGCATTCTTGACCAGTGAATAAATTGAAAGTGAATCAGTAAAGTCAAAAGCACCAACACTAACTGTTGGATCGTAAAGAGCCTTCTTTGCAGCAATCAAAAAGTCTGTATTAGTCTTGACTTGGGAAATGGTGGCATTCACTGTGGATGTTGGAGTATCAAGATTTGCCAATTCGATTGGCATAAATCCACCCGAATATCCCTTGACGATTACTGGTCCGTTGGCAGTGTCTCCTGCAACCCACAATCCGTATTCTGCACTCGTGGTTCCCGTGACAGGAATGGGAGCATACGATGGAGCAGTAATACCAATCTGTGCGCTGAATGTGGCGTAGGCGTTAAAAGAGAACCCTGAGTTAACAAGGTACATATTAACTGCGGCACCACACCAACCTGCACCCGTAGTACCACTAACTTGTGTTAGTGTTCCCGTTGAACTCACTGCTGCATTCATGTATGTTGGAACAGTAGAGAAAGACAGGCTGTCTGCTGCTCCCTGACCAACAATAGTAACGGTGTCTGTGGTGTAGTTTAGATCACGAATATCAAGATCCGTAGCAGATACAGTTACACCCGTTATGGTGGACACATTCACATTCAGTGCATTGTTGGTGGAATAGACTGCTTCAATAGCAGCCGTTGAACCAGCAAAAGCGTACAAGGATGTTGGTACAGTGCTTTCGACTCCTGTGCCGTATACAGTAATATTATCTGTGGCTGCGGTAATACCGCGAATACTAAAGTCGGAAGCCTGAACATAAACAGCCGTTGCACCAGTTACTCCAAATATTCCAAGATTGGAGAAGGACGATACTGTTACGGGAAGAGGGGCACTTACAGTGATACCAACAGGGTATCCACTTGCGATGCCTTGAATTCCCACATAATCTATTCCAGCGGTACTGCCAAGAGTAGTTCCACCGTACAGGTTTCGAATATCTAAATCGGTTGCAGATACGGTCAGAGTTCCAACTGTAATTCCTACAGCCACTCCTCCTGATACACCCACAACGGTTAGAGATGTTCCTGTTGTACCCACAATGGTTGTGGCAAGACTATAAATTGCAGATGGAGCAAGGAATTCATATCTTCCCCATGAACCGCAAAGACCCACTGGAAGGGGCGCGGAAGCCTGAACATAAACAGCCGTTGCGCCTGTTACTCCGAATATTCCAAGATTGGATAAGGATAGATTAGCGAAAGACGATACGGTTACAGGAATAGGAGAACTTACGGTGATACCAACAGGGTATCCGCTTTCAATTCCTTGAATACCAACATAGTCTATTCCAACAGTGCTTCCACTAGAGGTTCCACCGTATAGATTTCGAATACTGAAACTGCTACCCACAACATTCAGCGTTCCAACTGTAATACCAACAGGGTATCCACTTTCGATTCCTTGAATACCAACATAATCTATTCCAACAGTACTTCCACTAGAGGTTCCACCGTATAGGTTTCGAATACTGAAACTGCTACCCGCAACATTCAGCGTTCCAACTGTGATGCCTACAGCAACTCCTCCTGATACACCAGCAACATTCAGCGTTCCAACCGTGATGCCTACAGCAACTCCTCCTGATACACCAGTAACGGTGAGAGATGTTCCTGTTGTGCCCACAATGGTTGTGGCAAGACTATAAAATCCAGATGTAGGCAGAAATTCATATCTTCCCCATGAGCCAGTAAGACCCACTGGAGCAACATTCAGCGTTCCAACTGTAATACCTATAGGAACTCCTCCTCCCGATACACCCATAACGGTAAGAGATGTTCCTGTGGTGCCTACAATGGTTGTGGCAAGACTGTAAATTCCAGATGAAGCAAGAAAATCATAGTTTGCCCATGAGCCAGAAAGACCCACTGGAAGGGGCGCGGAGCCACTTGCATATATTACTGTGTCGTCTGCACCGTAGGCAATCTTGACAATTTGATGATGTGCGGTATTGACATAATCGCTGGCTATGGTATAACTAATACCATCAGTAACAATGTTGTAGTTGTCGCTAGTCGCTGCCATTTGCTTCTCCGCTTTTTCAGTGTCGTGATCAATTCAAGGACTAAATAAGAGTACCCCCCTATGTATATTTCCGAAAGTAAACCCGTCATGGACATCAACAATATCCGTTTTCCCCGTGAAGTAGAAAATCATGTCAAAAACTATGAAGTTTCATATATTGACGCAGTGATCGCGGTATGTGAACGGTACGGCATTGAGCCACAGGTGGGAGCCAAGTTCTTGAGCAAGCCAATTATTGAAAAAATAAAGGCTGAAGGACAGGAACTAAATCTGCTTCCTAAAAAATCAAAACTACCTGTTTAACCTTGACTCGGTACGATTATGTGGTACTATTGGCTACATAGTTGTGGTGAATTGTTCACCACACATTAAATACATCGTACAAATCGCACAAGGAGTTTACTATGGGATTCAAGGATATGAAGTCGGCATCGGGTTCAAACTACCAGTCACTTGCCTCTGAAATGGACAAGATGGCAAAGAAGTCGGAGTCCTACAAGGATGACCGTATGTGGAAGGCTGACACCGATAAGACAGGAAACGGCTATGCAGAGATTAGATTTCTTCCTGCACCTGATGGCGAAGACTTGCCGTGGGCGCGTATTTGGAATCACGGGTTTCGTGGACCAGGTGGTTGGTACATTGAAAACTCCCTTACAACCATTGGGCTGAAGGATCCTGTGTCTGAGATGAACTCTCAGTTGTGGGCAAGTGGTTCCGATGATGACAAGAAGATTGCGCGTGATCGCAAGCGCAAGTTGTCGTACATCAGCAACATTCTTGTGGTCAGCGACCCAAAGAACCCTCAGAATGAGGGCAAGGTGTTCTTGTTCCGTTACGGCAAGAAGATTTTTGAGAAGATTCAGGAAGCAATGAATCCACAGTTCCAAGACGAGAAGCCCACCAATCCCTTTGACTTTTGGAATGGTGCAACCTTTAAGTTGAAGATTCGTCAGGTTGAAGGCTACACCAACTACGACCGCAGCGAGTTTTCTGCTCCGTCTGCCGTGCTTGGTGGAGACGATGCTGCTCTAGAGAAGTTGTGGAAGAAGCAGTATTCCCTCAAGGAGTTTACGGATCCAAAGTCATTCAAGACATACGAAGAACTAAAGACTCGTCTTCGTGATGTGTTGGGTGACAATATTCGTGCCTCCACCTCTGAGAATGCGTACAAGGGTGGAGCAGAGAAGGCTTCATTTGATGATGAGGATGCGGCTCCTGTTGTAAAGAAGGCTGCACCACAATCAAAGAAGCCTGTGAAGGAAAGCACTGACGACGATACCGAAGACGCACTTTCTTACTTCGAGAAGTTGGCAAGCGAAGACTAAATACTTACGACCTTCGGTTTCGCAATAAAGGGGCGCACTTCGGTGCGCCTCTTTGTTTTATGGCATAATAGAGTATGCTTGCATCTGCTTGATGGTTGGTTCGTTGTTACGAATTCGAATATCATCATTGAAATTGTTTGTGGTGTTGCTAATCTTGTTCTGCACATTTGCAGTGTTGTTTGTGTTACCACCTGTAGCCGTGGGCATATTACGAGCCTCGTTCAATCCGTTCTGTTCTGCTGTGGCTTGAGCAACCATTCTACCCACAGTTGTGTTTGCGGTAGCAGGATTCGTAACCTTCCCTTCCACTGTAGTACTGCTTGATGCACCACCTTCTGCCGCTGTCCCCGTTGCACTTGTAGCAGCAGCAGTAATTGCGTTTTCTGCTTCTTTCCCTGTTTTCTGATCTTCGGTTCCGCCTACTTCAATCAGAGAACCAACACCAGGAATGGAAGCCACCATGTCGTAGATACCCTTGCCGCCAATTTGGTCTGCAAGCATTTCTGCTAATTTTCCACCAACCCATCCTCCACCAAGAGTTCCTACTAAGGTTCCAATTCCTGGAACGGGTATGAGTGTTCCTAGTGCACCACCACCAATAGTTCCGAGTGCTTGACCAAGAGTTCCAACAATAGATCGACCTATTTTTTCTTTCTTTTCATCTACTGATAGTTCAGGATCACTTTTAATAGATGCAATATCTACAGCCCCCATTACTGTTGATATAACGGCACCAAGACCAGGAAAACTAACAATGCTCTTCGCAACCTTTCCTGCATTTTTTCCAATAAAGGAACTTAATCCTTTCACTGGATTCATGCTGCTTAGTGCTGATCCTGCTTTTGCTGCAAGGTTGCTAAAGAATCCACCACCAGTACTAGCAACACCTGATGCTGCTTGACCTGCTCCACCAAGAGCACTTTTTCCTAGATTCATTGCTCCACCAACAGCACTCTTTCCTAGATTCATTGCTCCACCAACAGCACTCTTTCCTAGATTCATTGCTCCCTTAGCAACACCTGATGCTGCTTGACCTACTTTACCGATAGTACTCTTTCCTAGATTCATTGCTCCCTTGGCAACATCAGTATTTGCAATACTACTGATAGCACTCTTGCTTAGATTTGCTACTCTACCAACAGCACTCTTGCCTAGATTCAGTGCTCCCTTGGCAACACCTGATGCCGCTTGACCTGCTCCACCAAGAACACTCTTACCTAAATTCATTGCTCCGCCGAGAACACTCTTACCTAAATTCATTGCTCCCTTAGCAACACCTGATGCTGCTTGACCTACTTTACCGATAGCACTCTTACCTAAATTCATTGCTCCCTTAGCAACACCTGATGCTGCTTCACTTACTCCACTAACAGCACTCTTGCCTAGATTCAGTGCTCCCTTGGTAACACCTGATGCTGCTTCACTTACTCCACTAACAGCACTCTTGCCTAGATTCAGTGCTCCCTTGGTAACACCTGATACCGATTTTCCTATTGAGGCAGTATCTTTATACAATGATGTTGTTTTAAATAACTCTAGGGATTTGGCTCCTCCAAATTTAGAAATCAATCCGCCAGCACCACGCAGTCCCTTCACTGCCAATCCGCCAGCACCACGAAGTCCCTTCACTGCCAATCCGCCAGCACCACGAAGTCCCTTCACTGCCAATCCGCCAGCACCACGCAGTCCCTTCATTGCTAGACTTGGAGCACCCAATAGTGCACTACCAATGGATTCTGCACCGCTTGCAATACTAGACATGATGCCTCCACCACCACCCATTCCTCTTAATTTCTCAAGAAGAGAGGACA